GCGCTGTGAAACCTAAACGACCATTATCCTCAGTCCAATGTTTCAAAGCGTCGTCCGCCCTCGAATTTCGTAGCATATTCGGACCGCCAACGTTAGCATACTTACTAACTTCAACCTGAAATAGTTGATTAGTCAGAGCCATGCGAGCGACTTTCTCAGCTATATCAGACTCGCTACCGCCAATGATCCTCTCATAGAGCTGACTAGTCTCTCTGACACGTTGGAAGTCTGTCTGATTGGCCTTGCTAGCGATTTGCGATGTGATGCTTGCAAATTGGCCGTCTACCGTCTGCTTGTACTGAGCAATCTTTGAAGCGATGTCGTTGTTCGTCTGCGTGCTCATTGCACTAAATCGACGTTCAAGACCTCTTACATCCTCTTGATAAGCTGATTTCCCAACGTAATCTCTGGATATCTGCTCACGTACTGTGCTAACTTGACGAGCACTCTCTTCTCGAGTATATCTTCTCAATGCTTCTTGTCGCTGACCATCTTGACCAACATAGCTCTCGACTGCTGACATTTTAGCAGATAGACCATCAGCTGTTTTCTTGAATTCTGTTTTTGCTAAAGTAATTTCGCTTTTAGCTCCAGAAATTAAATTATTCGTATCGGTTTTAAGCTTAGCAAATGTCTCTATCAGACCAGTCACATCTTGTCTGACCTCTGATTTCGTCGCAAATCCATTCATCTGGCCAGTCATGCGACTAAGAGCTTCTGTGGTCGTTCTGCGATATTCTGAAGCTTGATTGACCTCACTTGCGACCGTTCGTTTCAGAGCGTCCAAATCGCCCAACAAAGCCGTCTGAGCGCTCGTAGCCTGTCTCTTGAATTCTTCAAGTTTGGCAACAGAATCTAGACCAATCCGCTTGGCTTCCTGTGCAAGCAGGGTACTTGCGCCAGCGTTTCGCAACGCTTCTTCAGCCCTGCGCTTGATTTCTTGTAATGGGCCGTTGTCAAAGCTGTTGAAACGCTGATTGATAGTGTCAGATAGTTCTTGCTTGACTTCTTCGGCTCTTGCTCTTGCAAGTTCAATACCGTCAGAAATTTCCTGTCTAAGCAATTCAGCCTTATGATCAAAGTCTAAGTCTGCATTTTGAAGAGCTTTTTCAAGGGCAATTTCTTGAGCTGATTCTGTCACTCCAAGAATTGCATCGGCTGCGCTAGATAGTCCACCAGAAGCTCTAGAACCGCCAGTGCCTGCCTTATCGTCGAAAGTCAGAGAGATGTACTCTTCTTTTAAGGCATCGAACTCATAAGCAATAGCTTTCTTGAATGCATCGACATTGTGTTTCCAGCTCTTGAGATTGACCGTATCGCCTATGTGAACAACTTGCCCATCAAGTTCATAGGCTTCAATCTTGATAGCATCGGAGACCTTGTCTATGCCCTCATTTGAGAACTTAGCCTGTGCCCACTTCTGCAACTCTTCAACGGATTTTGCGTTGTTGTTCTCATACTCTTTTTCGTTTATGTAAGGATAAGAATTAATAAGAGGACTATCAACAGTCACTCTGATAGTCGTTTCCTTTTCAGCACCTTCAGGCTTAAACGTCGATTTAGCATGGATTCTTGTGACAACATTCTGACTATTCCTTGTACGTTGATAGTCCTTCAGATTCTTATGCGTTGTAATAACAACACCACGATTCTCACCACGACTTTTCTTCACTGTCAGAGCGAAATTGTCACGCACCAACTCGCCTTCCCACGTTCCAACAATACTATGCTTGCCGTCCAGCAATACAGAGTATAGAGTTTCTGTTTCAGTCGTATTGAAGGTCCTACGATCCTGGATATCGCTATTGAATGAAAAATCTCCCAAAGCGGTTTTGGTGTTTTGAACCATGCGAGAAAGAGCCATGCCACAGCTCTGACTAGTCACACTTACTGGTGTTATAGAACGTTGCATCACATCGTCTGAAATGTGATAGGCTGTGATTTCAAGATGGTCATTGTGCTCAACAGGTTTCTTGATACGAAATAGCTGCGCACCAAGAACAGGAGTCGGCGCTTTTATCAGCATATCTTCTTGGATGAGCTGATAAATACAAGAGTCAGAAATAGGATATTTCACAGTTAAGGTGAAATCGCCATTCATGGTCTCTTTAACAATCGCCGAAGTTGCTTCATGAAGTGGCTCCCCGTTCCACCGAACGGTTCTCACATCTTTATTAAGTAGATAAAGCAATTATGCCCACCCCCAAACTGTTTCGATTTCAAGCGATTGAATACCTTGACCTAGAACAACCCCAACATTCTTCACTTTCGCTGGATCAACTGTGATAAAATCCCCCGACCATTTCACTGGCTTCCCTGTTGTCGTTTTGAAGCTAGGATTGTCAGGATTATTGACCATCACAAGCGATTCTGAGAGCTTTTCAAGACGAATGACCTGACCAGCAATTGTAAATGAAGTTTCAGAAGCGCTCTGACCAACGATTGTGATTTTAGGAAAAGCAAGAGCAGAACCTTGAACGGTCAAAGTCCCACTTCTTGTCAATCTCTGTGTATCAGTGGTTTTGAAGTATTTGGTAGGATGGCAAGTGAATTTTACATCCACCGTCCATGCACCAAAATCATCTTTAATAATTTTGAAATCATCCACTTTATAGCACCAATATTTCACGCTTGGCTCTTGTTCATTCTCCAACCAAAATTTTTCACGATTTAACAGAGAAGAAAAGCGGTATAAGTCTTCATCCGTTGGGTTAATCAAGCTGATGTGGTAGCTTTTTTCAATCAACCTACGATGCCTATTTGATTGAACAATTGCACCACTAATCCCATCATGTTCTAAAAGACTAGTTTTTGAGGAGGATACGATGACTTGTGGTCGTGTTTCAACCAGAATCTCACATTTAAATGATGATGTTTTCACTCCATCAATGGTTAACTCATTAATTTTTGTCATGCGAAACCTCCTCTCAAATTAGTTTTTCTTTGTAGTTCTTCAGCAATACGTGTTCCGACTACGTCAGCTAGTCTATTCAAATCCGCTTCTTCTCGGATGGTCACTCCTGAGAAGTTGACATTGATGCTATTCGATGTATTTATCGTATTAGCAATGCTTTGTCCAATTGCACCGAGAGTTGACTTATTGAGTGGAAGGATTGCTTCTGCGCCAGCTTCTCCACCAACCATTGCTCTATTTCCATTCATTCCAAATAAAGTTGGTTTGGTCATGATACCACCCTTCGCATACCACTCAATACCGATGCTCGGAACGCCCTGACTTAACCAGTCTAATGGATTGGCTGAACCACTTACATAGAAGTGTGGTAATGGAATGTGCGGCCAACTGATATTGAAATTAAATAGATTCTTAATAGCTTGGATAGCGTTAGATACTGCATTTTTAGCACCATCAATAGCATTTGAAATAGTTGATTTGATAGTGTTCCAAATATTGCTAGCAGTGGATAAGATACCATTAAAAATTCCTGAAATCGTGCTACTCAAATTATTAAACAAATTTGACCCAGTTGAGACCAGGCCAGACCATAAATTGGAAAGGGTAGAAGTAAAAGTTGACCACAGTGACTGAGCTCCTGAAATCAAACTTGAGAAAATATTGGACAAGGTGCTAGTAAAGCTAGACCACAAAGACTGTCCCGTTGAGACTACTGAAGACCAAATTTCAGAAAGCCAAGCAGTGAAACTTGACCACGCTGTAGTAGCAGTCGTGACAATATTAGTCCACAATTCAGAAAGCCAAGCGGCGCAAGCGTCCCACGTCGACTGAAGCCATTCGGATATAGCCCCCCAGTTCATGATGGCCTGAATGATGAGTGTAATAGCGGCAATAGCAGCAACTATTGCCGCTACGACAATTCCGACAGGCGCACCTATTGCACCTATAGCAATGACTAGTGGTGCTATTGCACCAAGCAGTAGCATTACAGCAGTTGTAACGAGTCCAAGAATCACGATAGTCTGTTGATCAGTTTCATTTAAGCTGGTAAACCAATTGACAGCAGATTCAAGCATACCCATCAAAGGTTCTAAAGCTGGTATAACAGTCTCAAGTAATTTACCACCTATCTCAGCAAGCCCTTCTTTCGCTTTATTGGAATAGGTTGTTAGTTTATCAATCGGATCTATTGTTTCATCAAATGTTGTTGCTACAGTTCCTGATGAGCTTTGTGCTGCTTCAGCTAAATCATTAAAGCTAAATGCCCCACGTTGGATAGCATCTACCATCCGTGGTGCAGCCTTGCTACCAAAAACTTCTGAAGCTATACTCAGTGCTTTTGTCTCACTAGTAGAATTTTGAATCGCATTGACAGTCTCGTTCAACCCCTCAGTCAATGTCTTTCCGTTTTTGGCATAGTTTACTGCAGCCTTTGAAAGCGAAGACAGGGCTGCAGAAGAGTCAATCCCACTTTTTTCAAATCTACCAATTAACGTCGCCCCCTCTTCAAAAGATAATCCTAGCATCTTAATTTGTGGAGCTCCATCAATTGCTTTTTGGAAGATAGAGTCATAAGATTGACCAGTATCTTGGCCGACCTTTGTTACTGAATCCAATACTCTCGCTAGATCCTCATTAGATAAACCGTAAGCATCAATTGCTTTCTTGGCATTTATTGCGGAATTTGAAATATCTTCTCCAGTTATTTTCGAATATTTCAATAGATACTCTGCTGCAGATTGCAAAGTATCTCCAGTAAGTCCAAATTGTGTATTTAACTCACCAACTGCGTCAGCAGATTCTTGAAATGTAGCCGATGGTAAGGATGTAGCGATTCCTTTTGCAATTTCCTGAAGTCCTAACAAGGCTTCGCCAGTCAGCCCAGTCTTCGTCGTAACAGTATCCATCGCTTCGTCTATTTCAGACCATGCATCTACTGTTTTTTTACCAGCATCAACCATTTTTTGACCTAGTTGTCCTGCCTTTTCAGCAACATTCATCATTACATCAGCCTTTAAATATCCTGTAGCTTCCTTGATGTTTCCTGTTGCAGAACGGCTCGAATCCCCTAGATTCCCCATGGCTTTATCTATCTTTAACACCTCAACTTCTGCTTGCCCAATTTCATTTTGAAGTTGTCGCCATTCCTCTGTTCCGATTTTTTCCTTTCCTAATTCCTCTTGTTTCCGTTTCAGCTCCTGGACCTTATCCTTGGCTAATGAAGATTGTTTACCTAATAACTTCATTTTTTCTTCGGACAACTCTACATTTTTAGGATCTAATTCGAGCTTCTGGTTGACGATATCAAGTTCTTTTGCAACATTGTTGATTTCTTTGTTGAGATTTAAAATAGACTTTGGATTTCCTACATCTTCGATATGTTTTTTGGTTGAATTCATTGCCTGGTCAACAGCCTTCATCTGTGATTCAACTTTAGAAATTTCAAGTTGAAGCTTATTCCACTGTGCTGACCCAACTTCAGATTCTCCCAGTTCCTTTTGTTGCTTTTTGAGTTCAGCAATTTTCATAGCACCAACACGAGCTTGTTCTTGTAAGTTGAGCAACTTACGATTCAGCAAGTCGACATTGTCTGGATCCATCTTCAATTGTCTGTTGATGTTGTTGAAGTCTTTTTTCAAACTAGATAAAGCATTATTGATACCTTTTACAGACCTGTCAAATTCAACAGTATTGGCACCAAATTTGACGTATAAGCCTTCAAATGTTTCAGCCATAGATTTCCTCCTTTCAATTTTAGTCAGACATTACATTTAGTAATTCTGCGTTTGATAAAGTTTTCTTCTCATTTTCATTGATACTCATCTGATGTAGTGTTCCCATCAGATAATTAAAGTGTTGACTTTCTGCCCAAAAAACATCCATCCGATTTTCAAAAATAACCTTATAAATTTTTTCAGAAGTTATGACTTCTGTTGAGGCTTTTTTCTATCTTGAGGAACCTTTGCTCTACTTCGGTTAAATTCATAAAAGAGGTCTGAGAAAAAACCAATATCGATCAAATCACCAAACCAAGGAGCAAGAGAGGCTGTTTCAGCAGTCAGCTCATTCTGTACCAAGCGACCATTCTCAACCTCACCGTACAGACAAGGGATAACTTCAGTTAGGAAGTTCATGAAATCTGGCTCCATAAGTAATGGCATTAGTTTGACTTTTTCTTCATCAGTTAAATCAGATAAGCTACCATTTACACCAGTTGCAAGCGCAAGCTGTGTGTAAGCTGTGAGTGCTTTTTGGTTATCATCAAAGAAGTTGCGACCTGTTCGCTGTTCATACATCTTGATAGCTGGTAAAGAGTAAAGAAAGCGCACTGTTTCAGTGTGCTCTCTTTCTTCACCATAACTATCAAACGCTGTGAATGATAGTTCTTTTTTAATCATTTTAGCCTCCTGGCACGATGGCTGTTGTTCCTAAAGCTTCATTGATAAAATCAATCAATTTCGTTGGGGTACTTGAAGCGAACAATTTATCAAATTTAGCACGGACAACACCCTTGTCTGTATCACGCCATACAATTTCTGAAACAGGTTTTTTATCTGAATCTAGAATGAAATTGTTAGGTGACGCAGTACATGGAATTTCGATTTCTTTTGGTGTAGCAGAGCTTTCATCTGTTGTAGTGCTGCCTTTTGGAGCTGATGCTTTCACATTGGTCCAGATGTGGAACTCTTCAACCTCAGAACCAAACTCGTCTGTAACTGTTTCAGCATATCCCCAAATGAAATTCGCATTCACACCAGTATCGATGAGCGCTGGAGGAGTTGAAGTTGTTAGTTTTTTACCCAAGTGATCAATCATGAATTGTTTAGGAATTTGATAAGTCGTGATGGATCCCTCAGTTGATTTCTTACCTTGAAGACGAACGTGCTCCACATTGTCTGCGTAGTATGCATTTGATTCTTGTGAAGTTTCAAAAGATGTTTTTCGCAATCCTGTAAATGGGTGTGGTGTTTTTAGATCAAGTGTGCCAGATTCTGTTTTTGAAATCTTAGCAAAGAATCCCATGGCATTACCATGAGTAACCTCTCGTGTGTCATATTTATAAGTCATTGTGACTCCTTCCTTAATTTGGTCTGATTTTTATTGATTTCATATTATTGAGAAAGATTTCTTTATTTTTGAGATAAGCTGGTCTGATGTGTTCTTGAGGTGCTACAAATCCACCATTTTTTGTTGCGTGGCCATTTTCTAACAAGTGAGCAAGCGACTTCTCTTTCCCGTTGTTATATACTACAGCGATATCTTCAATGGTCTCGTGAGTCCATCCTTTTTCATATACTCCGTTTCTCCTAGGACTTCCGTCTCTAATATCTCCAGCGGTGCTTTTTCCTGCTTTTTCTATGATTTCTAAAACTTGATTCTGTATATCGATTTTTAATGTTTTCACATTAACGCTACCACTTCCCACTTGTGAATACCTCGATTCTGTAGGTTGTAAGTAAGTAATCTGTATCAGGCTGTTTTAGATTCAACTGACTAGGTTCACACATAAAATTAGACAACATCAATTCCTCAATGCTGTCTAGTTTCTTCTTGTGATAGTGACTGATTTGAATAGTCACTTTTCTCATGTGTACTGTGTCATCAGCAGTAATACTACTACCCGGAGTTAAACGATAGTAAAGAATAACGTTGTCAGGAGATGACTTTTCCTCACGTTCCATATAGAACACTTTTGATTTTAAAGTGTTTTTTTCTAGGATTTCTTGAATTTCTTGCCTGGTGAAGAACTTCTTAGCCATTATTTCAATTCTCCTAATTCAATTATCGTGTAGTGGCCCTCATCAGATTCAGTTCCAACATTTACCTTGTACTCTTTCCCTTTGTACTTCACGTAGTCTAAGGAATCTGTCACATAGTTAGAACGTATCCGAAATCTTGCTGTCAAAACTTGACCATCTGCTAAAGCTTTATCAAGTCTACGTTGGTAGATCTTCTCTTTTTCAGCTTTGACTTTCTTTTCTACAACTTGTTTTTCAAAAACACCTTTTTCGACCTCTGTACGCTCATCGTAACAAAGGATGATTGATACTCTAGATGATTTCATGATTTAACTCCGTAAATAGCTTTTAATTGATAGAGAATATTTGTCAATTCTTCATCAATCCAGCTCATTGTTGTTGAGTTTCCTGTCATCAAGGATTTATCAAATCTCTGAACACATCTCAAATGTAACCAATCTAAAATTGTTTCTTTATCATCCTCTTCAATCTCATTCCATTCTGTCAATTCGCTTTCTTTATCGATTCGAGTGATAGGAATGTTGTTTCTCGTTAGATATGAAATCCCACTATTTATGTAGCTTAAAAGTTGAGTGTCGAAGATTTCTTCTTCGACATCAACTTCAACCATTTCTTTAATTTGGTTAAGGATTGTCATTTTAGACTCCCCTTTCTATTTAAAATCAACCTTTTGTGAATTTTACAGCTGATTTGTACTGACCAAGTCGGCCACCAAGCACGCTAGCAAGTTCGATATGACGGCGATTCATCGTTACATCATAATCTTCAAAGCGATCAGCAGAGACATCATCACCAATCATCTTATAAGCCTTGTCAGCAAATGCGATAATTGGATTGGTCGCATCTTCCATCCAGTCATAGACATATACTTGGTAACCAGCAATGACATTTCCTGTTTGTGAAATTGGTGCGAATGGTTGTGGGTCAATGTAGCGTTTTTCGCCATCCTTAACCATTTTAAGTTTACGAGCAATGGTTTTTGAAGTTACCAAAATTGGAGTTGTATTTGCAGCAAGTTTATCAATTCCTTTTACAAGGTTTTCTAAAACAGTACTGTCAAATTCCCCGTCAACACTGATTTCTTGTGTATCAAATAGTTGAGCAAGTGTTTCTTCTGCGATAGATTTAATTTCAGTGATTTTGTCATCATCATCACTATTTTTACCATCGCCGATAACAACAGCACGTTCAACTGCACGGATGAATCCTTGTGCTAATTCATTCATCACATAGTTGAAGTAAGCACCTGTTGTATCCTTCTTCAAGTCAGCATACTCAAAACTGTACTTGATGTAGACAGCTGCAGAGTTGATTGTATAATCGATAAATACAAAAGATTCATCTTTCTTTGTTTTGCCATTCTGATGGCCTTTGGCTTTTGCTTGTTGCGTTTGAAGCGCAACACGTACTGCATAACGAGGATCTTTGGTTACATGGTTCAGGATACCATCGTAATCATTAAATGCATTTTGGATTGCAATCAATACTGGTTCAGGTAAGATTTTGTTAACATCAGTTACACCTTTTTCAACCAGATTTGCTTCCCACGCTTTGCGGGCACTGTTTGAGCTGCCTTCGTTATCCATGAGGATTCGAGCGAAATCAAGTGCAGCTTCTTTTGTTTTTAAGTATTCCATTTGTGTCTTGCCTTTCTGTACTTCCTTGATAGATTTAGCAGCTTTATTGAGATTGTCTTCTTTTTCTTCAATTTCAATATCTAACTTAGAAATTGTGTTCTTGAGTTCCTCTGCTTTGGATACCAATTCTTCTGCATCTGATTTCAACTGTGCAAGTTCTTCTTCTCCAATAGTTGCTGACTTCAATTTCTCTTCGATTGAAGCTTTTTTAAATTTGACCTCAGATAACTCATCTGCATGTTTTTGTCGTTCTTCCATCAATTCGACTAGTGTTTTCATTTTTTGCTCCTTTTTAAATTGTTGCAAGTTTACTCATGATATCTTGCTTCATGTTCGCCTGAGCGATTCGCTTGTCAACCACAGACATATCAAATCCCTTAATATTATCAACGGTTGCTTGAGGATTGGCTGGCACGGTCACGACAGATATTTCAAAGATTTCAACTTCTTTAAAAATCCATCCACCGTAAGGTTGCTTAGCGTCAACTGGCTCATAATCATTAATAAAAAATCCAATGCTCAGACTATCCAATGCCCCCATCTTCATGAGGTCATAGGTTTTCTTAGCTTCTGGATCGCTTAAGTTGAATGTTGACCGTGTTCGCAGACCTTTTTCATCTACCGACAGTTCATGCTTACCGATGACACGATTGCGGTCGTGATTTAAGCACATAGGGACGACAGCCTTAGTTTTCAGGGTATTGTCAAAACACCCCTTGGCCATCACATCGCCATCTCTGTCGGTATTGCCATAGGTGGAGGCATAAGCCTCAAAGTGAAAGTCAGCTGACTCTTCCTCAACTGACTTGACGACAAAGGTTTTTAACTTTTCCATAGCCTACCTCCTTTCTTAAAATTTCTGCCAACCGCCCACCCTATTTTTAATTACTTTCACTCGGCTCGATACGAACTGCATTTAGATTAGTTTCGAATACTTCTCCACCTTCATAGCCTGGAAGTCCTAGATACGTTTCACGGAATTCATTTGAATTCATCAAACCTGCGTATTTAGATTTAAATCCACCTTCAACTAGATCTTTGAATGAAATCATATCAGCCATATCAAAGAAGACTAAGAGTTTGTTGCCTTGTGTCCGTGCTGTCTTCGTGAAGTATTTCCTGTTTATCTCTTCAGAAAATACACGTTGATATAACTTCATGACGCTAGAATAGTAAGCTCTATATTGCTCTTCTGTGTAGTCGCAAGTAAATAGTTTCTCATTGATACCATGAGCATGATAAAGTTGAGATTTCAGAAACTCCATTTCTTCTTTAGAAGCAGTTGAGTAATCTTTGTTTAATTCCATAAACTCTTCACCTTGCTCGAGATAGGCAATACCACCATTTTCAGCAAGTTCCATCATGCTATCAACTCGACTCTTAGCTTGTTTCTTCAAATGTTCATCTGCTGCTTTAGTTGGTAGTTTTAAGAATCCTCTCAACTTTGAATTCCCTCTGCCTAACTTCTCGGTTAACGCATCAAGGTTGATATCAATTAATTCTGTGATTTGGTTTAGTTGACTTGTCACATTTAATTTAGGATTCTCAAAAACCCAGACATCGCTAAGAGGTAGCTCAATCTCTACATCATCAATCATGATTTCAACTCTCTCTGCAGTCCATGATATTGTTTTCTTTGCAAGCCAAATTTCAATCAGTCGACCATTTTCCCAACGTGGAACAACGACCGCAACACCATCTTTCAGCATAGCTCTTGTTACATTTGCCCAAAATACAACTGGTATTTCAAGAGGATTTGGAGAGAAAGATAAAACATTTGCAAGATCACTATTTTCAAACCACTCCATCTTGTCAACTCCAGTCGGATTTCGAGTGATTCTCACATGCTTAAATCGAACTTGTGCAGTATCTGTTGAAATCTTATTGTAGATATTGTCTAAGTAAATCGAATTTCTTCTCCAATAATTCAAATTTCTTTGTAAATAGGTCCTTGTGGATTTTCTATTACTTGGTCTGAAAATCCTAGCAAAAACCTCTCTTAGATTATTTATATATTTGTTCATTCTTCACCTCAATCAAAGTAATAACTCAAGTCTTCCTTGAAATTTTCGTAGCAAATAAAAGCATCTAGCTGACTAGCAAATACGTCAATCTTTTCTTTTGCCTTTTCTTTATTTGGAAATACATTGTTATTCGCATCTATCTTGACACGAACATTCGCATGGTTCCAAGTTGCCACAGGATCGTCAAAGATGATTTTCCCCATCTTAGCTTTTTCTTTATACACTTTTAAAGGATTGGATAAGCTCTTGACCGTTTGTGGAATGTCGTGACATATATCTCCGTAGTAGTCATTAATTAAGCGGATAAGCTCTTTTGCATTCCAGCGGTCATATCCAACTGCAACTGGTAAGATTCTATTCTCACTCATGAACTGTCTTAACTCTTCAAAGATATAGGCTTGGTCATTGTAGTCCAACTCATGAACATGAAGCTGGCCACTAAGCTCCCACTCAGCGTATTTATCCCTCAGTTCTTTTGGAAGACCTTCAATCGTATGACGTGGCATGAATTTCTTGTTCAAATACTGACGCTCTTCGCCACGCACGATCATAAATGAGACCGAACAAATATCATTGACATCCGACAAGTCAACACCAAGCACACAGCGAGCACTCCGCTCCTCATTTCCGACAAATAAATTCTTATCAAACTTATCTGACCAACCCTTACACTCCTCATTACTGAAGTAAGCAAGATAGTTATTAACAGGGAGATTAAACGTCTTAGCCATCAGCTCAGCCTGTTGTGCTGGATCATTCTTGCTCATTTCAATATCCTTGGCAATCGTCTCCTTCTCAGTTGTTATACCAAGTAAAGGCATAGCTTTCTGCCACATATCTGGATTGTGGATTTCAGAAACATCATCCAGCTGATAAATCCAAGGCATGACAGAATCATTGACAATCTTTTCATCAAGGATATCTACCCAAATGTTGTAATACTTATCAAAAAGCTTGTCCCGTTTCGTCCCATTGGTGGAGATGTACCAGGTTATCCAATTTTTTCGCTTACGACTCGAACCATCATTCACAACCTTGATGAAGTCATCATCATAAGTGTGCACTTCATCAAAAATATTGTAGTGAGCATTAGTACCATCAAGGCTTTCATAGTCGGAAGTCTTGATTGACATAAGACTATTAGTTGTCTCGTACAAGATACCTTGTTTAGTTGACCGTAGTATGTCAGCCTCACGCATATAGTGTAGCAAGCTCTCTTCGTTCGACAGCATAGCTCTAGAAGCATTAAACAGATAGCCAGCCTGTTCACGACTGTAAGCTAGAAGCTGAATATCAGCCCCCCACTCACCATCAATGATCTGACCAACCTCACCAATAGCAGAACCAAGGGTGGTTTTTCCTGTACCACGAGGTACAATAATAGGCACCTCATGAATGAGACGCCTTTCTTCAAAATCTTTATATTCTTCAAGTGTATCGGGATCTGTTTTTGTAACTTCAACTGTATGATAAAAACCCCACGTCGTTTCTAGCCATACCTTCTGAGGTAAAGCCAAACGTAACTTTCCAGCAAGACCCTTAGTATTGCTGCACTCTTCCTCAATGAACTCAATCCGTTTGTCAGCTTCTTCTTGTTTAAAGATGTATTGATCCTTGTACCTCTCTACTCGTTTGATCGACTTCATCGTAAGTTCACAAACACGAATCTTCCCTGAGTAGACAAGCTGAGCATATTTATCAAAATATCTCATCTCAACCATATCGAGCCAACTTCTCCTGAATCATTTCTTTGAGGCTATCACCTTGTGGACTTTGCTTTTCAATCGTTGACATAATCTGCATGTTTAGCTTTTGATACTTTTCCATTCCATCAAGTAGATATTTATCAGGTAGCTCACCATCATTGATGACTTTATTGATTTCCAGTTGGAAGTTTTCAATCACTTTTTGATTATGATTGTATTGAGTTTTTAAATTTTTCAAACCTACTGAATCATTGTCATTGATTTCAAGCATTTTTTCTTTTGGAATCAACTTGAAAGTCTTACGAGAGAGTTCAACACGTTCTTCTCTTGTATACTTTTGCCGTTGATTTGCAAGCTTTTCTAACTCTTTGAACTGACTTTTTGTGATATTCGACCGAGTTTCTTCAAATATGCCTAGCTTTTTTCGATACCTGGTGAGGGTAGCACGACTTATTCCTAGCTTTTCTAAAACTTCATTGATTTTCAAAATCATGCTCCTTTCTTGTATCAATTTTCGTCATTTTTTGGGGAGAGGTATATAAGAGGATTGACACCGTTATTATTTTAGGTGTGTGAAAATTTAAAATAGGGGGGATCTGATAAAAATCAAAAATCCAAAAAATAAAAAAATCAAAATAAATTAATATTCCGATTTTCTAAATTTAAATTTATTTTACTTTGAAATGTTTTTGTATTATGACACTCGAGACAAAGTAATTGCAGATTATCTTCGTTGAGAGTAATAGACTCATCTTGATAATTAGTTTCATCAATCTCTATAATATGGTCAACAATGCTCTTGCCATGAATTAAACGTCCACACACATCGCAGCGCATACGCTTTGTAGTTCTGATTCTATTTCTCAGAGTTCTCCAATGTTTCGAGTTGTAGAATTTAATCTGCCAAGTTCTAAACCAGTCAGAGTGTTTTGAATTCCTAGATTTCATAGTTCGACCAACTCACTCCATGGATATGCTTTAGGTCTCATGCTTCATCCTCCCTCAAAAAAAAGAGAACTCGCACAAAGCTGTTCCCTGAATTTTTCGCATGATACAAATATATCAGATTCATTTTGTCAATTCTATATCTTTTTTTGACAAGATTTATTTTTGAGTTTTGAATTTATGTAAAATATCCCTGTTGAATTAGTTATATCTTATATTTTATCCAATTTTGTTTCACACTCTAAAACTAGCACAGACAATGCTTCAGGCCCTCTTCAAAATATAAACTAGAAAATTCCTCATTATGGATAGTTGAAAAAATCAAAAAAATATTAGAGGCTAAAATTACTCATCTTAGTATCAAGTTCATCTTGCCTCACGCAAATATAAATTAGCGTGACTGCTGGACTTGAATGATTGAATAATGACATCAAGTCTGCAACGTTCTTGTACTTCTTGTAGTAATGATAGCCAAATGTTTTTCGCATCGTGTGAGTGCCGACATTATCAATGCCTAAGTCTTCAGCAGCTCTTTTAAGAAACCAGTATACCGTCTTATAGCTGAGTGCCTTATTCTTTCCAACACGACTCTGAAATAGATATTCATGTAGTTCTTTATCTTTGACAAATTCCCTCAATTCATTCTTGAGTGGTCTTGTCATTTTGATGCTCTTGTATTTCCCTGTTTTCTGTTCCCTAACTTTAATGTGCCAACCTTGAACATCTTTAACTTTTAGTTTGAGAATATCTCCGACACGAAAACCTGTGTTGATTCCCAAAAGAAATAGCATGTAATACTTTTCATTCCAAGATGATAGATAGTCCTTCATAGCTTGAATATCATCTTTATCTCGTAACGGTTCAACAATATTCATAGTTTTGCTCCTTTCACAAAAAATAAAGCACTAAGATTTTCTCAGTGCTTTGGATAGTATCAATCTATCATATTCTTTTTGTCAATGCTATACTTTTTTTTGACAAGTTACATGAACAATAATTTTGCAAGTGTATCTAGAATCACTTCGCGTCTTCTGTAAATCTGCTTACTATGTCTGTATAGATACCCGGTTTCACCATTCTCCATAATATGCCAAACTTGAATCCAATCGTATCTAGTGTGTTCTCCCCATCTCAAATGAAAGATTTTTTTATCATCAGGTTCAAGTGCATCAAGTAGCTTTGAAATTGCTGTTTGAAAGTTTTCCAGTCTTAAAACCATCGGATCGCTTGCGTATGCAATTGCTAGATTCTCAGACCTGTTAACGAATGATCCACTTCCACTTGATCCTGTATCATCAATACCGGGAACAGTTAGGTGTTTCACTTCGTACAATCGTTCTAATTCATGTCTACGCTGACCAATAAGTTTGTCGATCTTCAAGTATTTATCATCGAGTTCAAACTCAAGATAATCTCTCCGTGATTTTGTTAAGTTCTTTTTGCTCAAACCTTACCTCCTCGAAATCTTCGTGGTTGTTTCCACTTGATAAGCTTACCTTCGTTATTGTTATTGTGATAATCTGGCAATCTTGCTGTTGGACTTTCTTTATAGACTACTTTTTCAACTACCTGGATTGCAGGCATCATTTCATCATCTATCCATCCAACAAGCCAAGCAGGGTTTACATCATAGGTTTTAGCAATCATTTCAATCTGCTTAATAGATGGATATCCACCTCGCTCATACAAATGAATTGTGTTTTGGGAGACACCTGTATCTCTGGCCATATCTTTGACAGAGATACATAGGTCTTCTCTAAGTTCTTTCAATCTTAGCTGCATCTTTCAAATCTCCTTGCGTATTTCAAATAATCTTGCCATCAAAGACTAAAGTGATCGTACCTGTCCCGTCTTGATGCTTAGATACTAACGCTTGACAATCTGAACCGAGCTCGATTCCTTCAATCGTGATGCTGCGTTTTATATTGTTAACATTGATGATTGATCCATTTTCTGTTTTAATCCTCATTATCCACCTCCAAAAGTTCCGGATTTTCGTAGATATTACCGATGATTTCTCTTGAATTAGCCACACTACACAATCGTTCAAAATTGTTGTATCTAATCAAGCTATTTACAAACATTCCTAAATCGTCTCTATATTCGATAATTCCGTTTAACAAACCATCTTTTGTACCAAAAACATCTTTCTCGTATATCTCCCGTAAATTTTTGTCAAACATCCCTGTGAAACGTCCTACTGATTCTATATTTACAGGACACCAAGAACCTATAGTAATGTATTGTTCGTTAGCTTCTACCACTTCGTTGATAATAAATGCTCTTCCTCTATCTTCAATTAAATGTCCGTATTGCCATTCTCCTTTGCTATTTTCGTCAATGGATAACCCTCTAAATTTTGGTATCATCTTACACCTCTTATAATTCTCATAAATTTCGGCATTTCACCGTGATATTCTTCAAACAAAAAATATTTTCTGCAGCACTCAGCGTAGTCATAAGTTTTATTAACCTTTAATTTTTGCTTGAGTGTTTTCTTAAATTTCTTCGGACATACAGCAAATGAAACTTTATCATCGACTACTATCCAGGCTATAAAATATCTATACGAATAATTATAGTGTTTTCGTTTTTGTCTAAGGTTCATCCTTCCACCTCCTCAACTTCAAACAATGGACTATTAAACACTTCACTAAAACCAGCATCTTCGAGTTCTTTGCGGGTGTGTTTTGTTTTATAAAGTGAGTTATCTTCCCGATCTGAGAAAAGCCATTTTTTCGAATGTTTTTCGCAGTTCAAAGTTTCATGATTTCCACAAATGCCTTTCACCTTCACCAAATGACGCTTCTCTTTCTCGAGCTCGTAGCCTAATATCCAAGCTAGTGCGAAAACTTCGGAATTGTCCCAATACCATTCTGCAACTCTGTCAGACATACTTGCGTCTATTGAGTAGGACAATGTATACCCCAGTTTTTTCTGCTCTGCAATAAAATCCGCCACAAACTGCGGAACTTGGACTGGTTTGGGTTCGTCTAGTTGTTTGACTAATTCTAAAACAAATTCCGCTTTTAAGTATGGTTCATCCAAACGTTTAATTCTTTCAATCAATTCCTGCTCATTCATCTTCCAACTCCTCCATAAATCAAATAAACTGCAATAACTACCTGAGCCATGCTTGGTGAATAGCCAATCCAATCATCAAACTCCTTAGATTTTGGCAACCAATCCTTAGTAGCTCCCAAATCATAGTCTGTAGGCTTTTCATCAGCGAAGATGCATTCCATCGCTCCCATAAACGTCATTCCATCTTCCGCCATTTCCCAAAAATAGTTCGCCCGGTCTTTCACTGCTTGCGGTAAATCTTGTTTGGGAGGCTTGGGTTTCCCGTCTTCTACCGACCAGCCGTATACTCCATTAACTTTTTTCTTTAATTCTTCCATCATCTTCCAACTCCTCAACTCACCTTGTGGCTTTCCAATTCTCCAAATTCTTGTCCATTATTTACAAAATACGAACCAATAAGGATGGCGTCAGCTTCATCGTCTTTGACGTTCAGGTTAAATTTATCCGCAACCTTAGCAACGGCCTGCAGCTTCATAGATTTCTTGCTACGGTCTTTGTAGCTGAACTTCCAATGCTTGCGCCAAGTCGACACATTCACAAAATACACATTGTCAGCGACTAACCGTCCAAGGATAATTCCTGTCACAATTCCAATGCTGATCATGGATTGTTGATTCGGCCCCATAACCGAGTTCTTCTCGACCACGATTGACTCGAAAGGTTCGTCATATTTCTGCAAGGCTCTTGATTGAATCGCTCTTAACTCGCTAGCCATGAAGCGCCCACGTTCAAAGAACGACTTACTTTTATGTTTTAAGACACCACTCTGGACAAGGTCAGAGCCGTGAAATACGGCCCATCCTGTCGCAGTAGTTGAAATGTCTAACGATAATGTCAGTGATTTCATTGCAGTTCTCCCTTGATACCGCAAAGATCAAAGAGATTCCGCTTGTTGTTTTCGATGAACTCAAAGAACTTCTGAAGCTCGGCCGAATGGCGTTTTTCTCTCTTGACTCCAAGGCTTGTATGATACTCTGTCGGCGTTTTCGGTCTTACCCTGATGTCTAGCCAATAGAGAGGCTCGAACACGTCGCCACTTGTATCGAGAGAAGCATCTGCGTCCGTATTTCTGAAATGCATCTGCATATCATATTCAATCTTGTTTGTAATCGTGATATTCTTATCTACGATTTCGAGTGTGATAGTTGTTCCTGGTATGTCGATTTTGTTTAGCATTTGTTTTTCTCCTGTTAAAAAAGTGTAGTTTGCAAGGGGTACACATCTTCAAATGGAACCCCAAGCCTTAGACAGTCTCGTTTGATGTCCATTGTAGAAAGGACGTACTTGACGCCATTGTTTTTCTTGTCGTAGTGTGGGAAAGTGTACCCGTCATTTTCAATTTTGGTCTTGATGTCCGTTTTGGTTTCAGGTTCCCAGTCCACCCAATCCGCCCACTCCATCTCATACCTCATCAAATAAACTTAATTGAGCGTTATGGTTTTTTATCCGCTCCTCTGCTATACCAAAATAATATTCATCTATTTCAGTTCCTATAAAATGCCTATCTAGCTCTAATGCTGCCAGCGCTGTCGTTCCACTTCCCATAAATCCATCAAATACAATATCTCCAACATTTGAGTGTTTCATAATGCACCTTTTTATCAATTCGATAGGTTTTTGATTTTGATGGAGTAGTTTATCTGAGCTCACTCGCTTGAAATCCCAAACATCTGTTAGGCGCTCGCCATTAAATTTCTTACGCCCTTTGTTCGCCAGTATTATCATTTCGTACTGCTTTCCAAATTGCGCTTCCAAATCACCAGCAGTGTGATTATTTTTTCTCCAAATAATAATATTTTTTACCGTGAAATATTTTTCAATTTCGCTTTTAAAGAAATCAACTTTGTCAAACGAACAAAACATGTATAAAGCTGTATCGTTTTTTAAAACTCTGTAGCATTCCTTTATGTATTCTTTTATTAAGTTAGGGTTATTGTCATTTTTGATAACATCTGAAAATTTATGACTTTCTTTCCGCCAATTTGTTTTATAATTTATCAAATAAGGCGGGTCTGTTACGATTAAATCAATTTTATTATCAGGAATTGTTGCCATAAATTCCAAGACATCTTTTTTTATAATTTCATCCATGTCATTTCAAAAAAATGCGACTGCCTTTGTGTGAATTGGCTAAATACGGGCAGTCGCTCGTCCAAGGTCACACGACCGATTGACGCATATTCTAGCTCGCTTTTAACGTGGTTCTCGGCACGTTGATTTTGTCGCTAAGTAATAGCAATCTACCGCACCATAATCAAAACGTACATCGTCTTTTCCGATATATTTTTTAAATCTTGGTCTGGTAATGCCTGAGAAAGCCCATTGATGGTCTTTCATCCGTTCGATAAGTTCATCCACATTGTTAAAACTCCCAAGGAAAAACTTGCAGTGCCCATTGTAGACGAAATAGAGATTTAATAACAAGGTGTCTCACCTCTCTAAAAATAATCTTTCCTTTTATTTTTCAAGTCATTAAATACCATCAGATGATCATTGTCTACACCCTTCATCAACCGACTCATAAACGGCCGACCGTAGCGTTTCTGAATTTCTTGTGCAGTCAGATTAGTCGTGATAACCGTATTGGCCCTTTTGTTGAGAATGTTGTAAAGAATACTGAAGGACCACTCACTGTCCTTCTCCATACCAAGATCATCCAAGACCAAAAACTTTGCACTAGCGATTTTATTGACCAGGAACTCTTCCTGACTAAAGTCCGCCTTGATTTTCATCAGTAAGTCAGTGACATTGATAAAGATAGCAATTTCTTTTGTAACTTCTGATAAAGCTTTCATCATGGCAAAAGCAAGATGGCTTTTACCCGTTCCAGCTTCGCCTTGAAAAACAACATTGTTTCTCGCTCCACCTGCCCACTCTCTACAAATTTTTTGGGCAAACTTCAACTTTTCAGCCTCTTTTTCAGTAGGTGTGTCAAAGTTATCAAGAGTAGCATTTTTCAGTACATCATCATAGAGAGAGAATCTCTCAAGATAGAACTTACGTTCTCGCTCATGTTCAGCATCAGCCAACTCATTGACCTTTATTTGATTCTCTGCATGGATCCGTTCCGATTCACATAAGCGACAAAGGACATCATTTGTCCGAAGGATTTTGATCAAGGGAATCCCATGCTTTTCGCAAATTTCAGCCTGTTGTTCAGTATTTCTATGATAAGATAAGGCCATCTCCTCGAGTGCATCAGTTACCATGATACCTTACCTCCGCAAGCCTGCCAGCTGGCCATATCTGACAAGCAAGCAGTGGCAGTAGAAAGAGATTGTTTTGCAAGCAGTGACTTCTTTTCTTCGCTTATCGGATAAAAGTCATCTTCAAATTGCTCGATAAGTTCTAAAATCCCCATTCTTTCTTAGCCTCCTGTTCTGATTGATTCCCACTAGAATTAGTAAATCCTCTTGAGTTGTTAAATTTTAATTGCTCTTCTTCTTGTTGCACAATAGTTTTGATACCATTTTGCAACCAATTTTTCAAAATGCTATTTACATATCCAAAACTTCGTTTTGAATTATCAGCAGCCTTGTCAATCGCAAGTTTTACTAATTCATACTCCATATGATCAAATTTAATGTAGTCAATTAGTTGTTCAAATTGTCGCCCATCAAGCACTCCGATGCGAGATTGATAATATCCAGCAATAGCAGCAGGAGATTTGTCCTTTGCAGGATCTATCTCTGTCTCTATCTCTGTCTCTATCTCTGTCTCTATCTCTGGTGCCTGTTCGTCCGACATTTGTCCGGACAAATGTCCCAAGAGTTCTTGACCTTTTTCTAAAGCGATTTTTCGTCTATATTCACGTTTTCTATCTGCTTCAGTATTTGATGAACCAATAAAATTTTGGATATCAAGCATATAGATGGCCCCATTGTCTAGCACCTCAATCAACCCCATCTCTTTAAATATCCCGACTGCTTTTTCTACAACTGCAATCGGTTGTCTAGTGATCGTTGATAGCATCTGTGCGTTATAAGGTATGCGGTCATTGAACATTAATTTACCGTTGTTTTTAAGGCTTCTAAGGTAAAGTTTAAGTAGAATGTTAGAATAAAGTATCCCGTCTGGCATGCTTTCAAGGATTGCTATATCGTCATTGTCAAAAAAATTATCTCGCAATTTTAAGTAGTAATATTTTTTATTATCAGACATATACTCCTCCGATCAGCTTTATATCTTTGCTTTCCACTTTCTACGATTCGCTCGATAGTCCTTCTTCATATCTTCGAAAATCAAACGGCTATCTAATTCCATTTTCTGGAGTCTTAATAAATAATATTTTTTATCCAGTGCACTGTAGTCGTCTGCAAGTTTTTGGTAGTCAATAAGGTATTCTTTGATTAACGTTAATTTTTCAACATTATTGTTAAAGAATGTTGCTTCATGCCTTGATAATGGTTTTAGTTTTTCTTCGGCAAGTTCTTTGTTAATTTGGATTGTATTCTCAACCCATTTAATTAATGTATTGAAATCTGTTGTCACTGACCAAGCTCCTTATTTTTGTTTTTCAAGAGTCCCACAGGCGGTTCTACATCATATGTAAATTGTTTGTCTGAATTTCTCAGGTTAATTCGTGCGACATTGTTAGCTATTCGCTGGCGCTCTTTCTGCTTCATTTCAGCGTGGTCATCTAGTTTATTTACTAGCGACCACAGGATGATTCCTACGATTGTTACCAAGTAAATGTACTCCATCATTTTATTTTCTCCTTCTCCTTATAAATTTCTACAATTTTCTCAAGGTCAGCATTCTGCTGACGTAAAACTTTGTTTTCTTCTTGAGCAGCTATCAAGTCACGATTAAGATCTACGGCGACTGCTTTCCAGTCAATATTGATTTCCTCCATTTTTCTTGAAAAACAAGCAAGTACATTTTGTATAAAATCCATTGTCCTTTTATCCTCTTTTTGTGCTATAATATAGTCAAATAATTTTGCTAAGACCTTGTCCAGAAGCCTTTTAGTAAAGTTATTATATTTGATTAG